CACTTAACAATGACGGTAAGGTGGTTATCACTGACGCGGCAACTGACGATAATGTCATTGGCGTCGCTCAGCGCGCTTGCGCTTCAGGTGATCCCGTTGAGGTTCTAGTGCATGGCCTTACTCGTGTTATTGCTGGCGAGTCCATCACGTTCAATTCAACCCCCATCTTGGCGGCCTCAGCTGATGGCAAGGTGCAGCCGTGTGAGTCGGGAGATACAACCTTCTGGCCTATCGCTAGAGTCATCCCCAATATCAACCAAACAAGTGCATCTGCCGGTGATCAAATTCGAGTGCTCTTCACCGGCCCCACTTCACTTAATACCTAAGAGGTGATTCATGGCTAGTTCATATTCTAACTTACATCCAGTTGATCAGATCCTAACCAGTCTGGTTGTTGAGGCTGTGCCTAGTGATGATCAGCTCATTGCTGACAAGATCACAGAAAACATCACGGTTCCCGAACGCTCAGGAACATTGCTTCTTGAAGAGACCCGCAACTTTATGGGCGCTGGTGCAGGGCTCGATCTTGAGCGCGCTCCTGGCGCCTCTCGCGCTGTTATCGGTGGCTTCGACCGCTCAAGCCAAACCTTCAAGGCGCGGATCTATGCGGCCTCAGATTCAATTGCAATGGAGGACATCCTCGATTCGCAATATCCAGGCAGTGAAGAACAGCGCATTGCTCGAAAGGTAGCGCGAGTTATGAAGCTCGCCAAAGAGAAGCGCTTTGCTGATGTGCTCTTTGACTCCACAGCATTTGCAACCAGCTCTCCGGCGACCAAGTTTGACGCGGCTGGCGGTGAGCCACTCACCTTCCTTCATGAGCTTAAGGACACAGTCTTTGCAGCTGCTCATGGGATCAATCCCGACTCAATGATTCTAGGCCGTGATGTGTTCAGAGCTCTAGCGCGTAATCCTGAGATTCGGGGATATGTTGGCTCAACAGGAAACGGCTTGGCGGCTGGTAGCCGAATCCTCAACGATGAGGCAGTGCTCAGCGTTCTTCGTGATGTGCTTGGCATCCCTAATATCCATGTGGGGCAAGCACGCCGCGATACTGCCGTTCCTGGTGCAACCTCCTCTGAGTCTTACATTTGGGAGGGTGAAACCATCTTCATGGGGATCCTCAAAGGCGCTGATGCAATTGTGCAGAAGAGCGGCAATGTTAAGGGGATGCCTGTGGCGGCTCTCAACTTTGAGTTTGGCTCAATGGTGGCCGGCCAATATGACAGCCTCGATAAGACGCGCCGTTATGTCTACGCTGAGGAGGTGCATCAGGTGAAGGCGATTGACTCAACTCTTGGTCACGTTGTTACTAACTGTTTGGCCTGATTGATGTTGATGCCTAGTGAGTGTGGCTGTGGAACTCCACGCGCAATGTTGTTTTCAGAAGACGCTGATAAGAAGGCCATCGATGATCTTAATCGACAGGTTAAAAGCCAGCGTCCACCACTCAGCCAACTCACTAGGGCCAAGCGAGATCAGCTTATAGCTGAGGTATCCGCTGAGCGTTCATTTGAACGCGCTCTTGGGTCAGCTAGACAAGAGCTCTCTGATTTATTAGAGCTGGCCTTGTCGAGTAATGACCCTAGCCTCTTGCTCTCACTCGATGATCAACAGCTGTCAGACTTCATTCTTCAAGGAGGGATGGGGCTTGCTGTTGAAGACTTCGTTGGCAGTCAAGAGAGAATTAGAGAGGCAGCCCTAAAAGGGTTGCAACTCGTGAACCCTGACTTAACAGCTGATGGACTCCCTGAGCTTGACAGCATTCAAGCCCAACTAGTCAGCCAAGTCTTTGATGATGTGATTCTGCCTGACACCAAGAAGGCGATCAGAGGAGCGCTCACATCTATTGCTTTAGATGTGCCTGATGAGATCATCATGAGTGATTTAAATAGGGCTCTATCATCAAGCACCGGCCGCCAGCTCACAGAGGTTAAGACGGCCATTTCTCAATATGGCAGATCGATCACAGCGGCCGCGGCAGCTGCAGCAGAGCTTGATCACTATCTTTACACAGGGCCGCTTGATGGCATCACCAGGCCCTTCTGTAAGGTGCTTGTAAATAAGGTGGTAACCAGCTCACAAATGAGAGAGCTAAGAAACGGCCAGGGCTTAGCGGTCATAACTAGCGGTGGGGGTTATAACTGCCGCCACAGCTGGAGCCCGGTAACAGATTCATTTGTTGAAGCGGCTGACCTTGAAAGGGCAACGGCCTCTGATATTAGACGCGCCAACGCTCGCGGGAGATGATGATGAGAAAAGCAACGACTGGCCAAGATATCAAGTTTGTGTGGCATCCTCGCACACCATACAGCGGTAACCCAACGTTGACGGTGGGGTTCTCCACTCCCTTTAGTAGCGTGCTCTCTCAGCTTCGCTCAGATGTGAGCGTCTCAAGTGTGGCTACTGACAGAAGGACATTAACCTTATCAGCGCCGGTAGTGACTCAGCTTGAACGCGATGAGGTGAAGGCTTTCTTGCTCACCACTAGAGACACATGGTTCTCAGTTAAGGTCACTCGTTTAGGTGGCTCAACTGCTGTGCTCGCTGAGCCTCTGCCAAGAGAGTTGGACTTAACCACAGTGGCCACTCTTAATTTCTCAGCCTCATCAGTGACCATTGGTTCAGCCTATGCGACAACCGGCCTTTATCCCTACACGATAAGCTATACCAGTGAAGCCGGCGTGATTGATGCTGAGAGTGGAGTGCTGAAGGTTACACCTAGGCCGTTTGATACAGGACTCGATCATGAGCAACTCACTGACCGTTTTCCTCAATTGGCTGATATGGTGCCACGCCGTCAGAGTGATCTCTTGCCACAGATTGACGCGGCCTTACATGAGATCATCCTAGCGATTAGAGATCATGTGATTGCAGATAACTGCACTGAAGACGAGGTCTTTAATCAGGGCTCATTCTTGAGCGCTCATGCTTATTGCTCAGCGGCTCTAGTCTACGAATCAGTTCTTCAACTCGACGTGGCTAGCGCCATGAGAGAGAGGTGTGAGGAGCTCCTCAAGTCTGCTCTTAGATCGCTAGTGTTAGACCTAGATGGTGATGGTGTGATTGATGAGGGAGAGGTTGACCTAAGAAGATCAGGAGGCAGCGCCACAGACTTTAGGGCAAGCTGGCGATCATTTAACAAGAGCGCTTATGATGCTCGCTTCACTCCCAAGAGAGGAATGAGGCACTAATGCCAGCGCGCGTTAATCTTAGTCTACCGTCTAGCCTGTGGACTGCTCGCGACTCAATGAGGCTGGCTAGCAATACCTTGGCCTCAATCAAGATCCGAACGAGTAAAGGCATTGACGCCAATGGCCGTCCATTCAAGGGGTACTCCACTGAGCCGCTATATGTCTCTAAGAGAGGCGCAAGGCTAAAGCCCAAAGGAGGACGCAAGACCAAGACGGGCCTTAGTGTTTTCTATGAGGGAGGTTATAAGCAATACAAGCACGACTCTAGAAGACGCGGCCGGCGATCAGGCACGGCTGAAGTTGATTTGGTTCTATCGGGTAACATGATGAACAATCTAGTTGTGCTCAGCGCGACCAAGAAGGGCTTTGTGATTGGGCTCACTCAGCACGCTCAATATGGGTTTTATGTAAATGATGATCGTGAGTTCATTGGCCTGAGTCCACGTGATGTTGAGGTCTTAGTGGCTGCCGTTCAGGCTGAGCTGGTGAGCAAGATCAACAGGAGGAGGACGCGATGAGTCAAGGGATAGCTTCGGCGCTGACCCACCTTGAAACCATGATTATGGAGGTGAGCCCAAAGAGAGATGTACATCAAGGATTCGTTGCATTGTCTAGAGCTGATGGCGCTACCTCGCCACTCAGTCAACGGGCTCACTCAAACCGATTCTTCACTCTTGAGATTGAGGGCTTCACAGAGGATGATGGGGCCGCCGGTCTCAGCGGTCGCCGTAGGGCCGTTATCAATTTGAATGTTCGGTATGATATCCCAAGGGATCCGCTATATCTTCAGCGTATGATTGCAGAAGACGCCGACTCTTTATTGGTTCGCCTCAAAGGGCCGGAGTATGACCTCATCAATACGGGGATTGTGTCAGTCATTCCAGAGGCGCCATCACTGACAGATGTTGATCCAACCATAGAGTCAGGCTCTGTCATCCTGACCTTACCATTCACTCTTCTTTACTTGGAGGCTTAACCATGACGGTTACTCATAGATCAATAGGCGTGGCTGTTGAAAGCTCATTTGGCAGCTTGTCAGCGAGCACAGGACTACCCGACAATTCAGGGTTAACTTACATCTCAATACCCTGTGAGCGAGATCCAATCGTGATCCCTGGTGAGCCTGTGGCGAGCGAAAGAAATGATGCTAGAGATGGCGCCTACTTCGTACCACCTGAGCCAGACACAGTTTGGTCAAGTGGAAGCAGGGTAAGAAGAAGAACCGGTCAAGTTGTTGTTCGGGTTGACCTCACAACCGTTGGATCGAGCGCCGACACTTACGCCTCTAACTATCTTGGTCACCTGCTTGGCGCCGGCCTAAAGAATCAGCTCCCTTCAATCGTTGACGGAGACGCGGCCGCAGGGATTACCAACGTCAACACCTTCGCGCCCACAACGCCTTACGCTGTCGGTGATGTGGGTTGCTTGATTGGCGCTGACCTCAATGGGCGTGCTGAATACTCAGCCATTACTGATAATGATGTAACGGGGAATGTGACAGTAAGCCCGGCCTTCAGCTCAGGCTTTACCGGAACCCCAACGCTTTACTCATTGGCCACTTGGTTTGTACCAAGCCGGAATGAGAGCGGCACCAAGGAACACTCTCTGAGCTTTCGGATTGATGGGGTTAATTATCGTTCCTATGCTTATGGCTGTGTTCTTGAGAGCCTGTCAATCTCGCTTGATAACGGTCGATTGATGGGTGAGTTCACTTATCAATCAGCGCTTATTCAGGATGACCACAGCAGCGCTAGTGGCCCGATTGAGCCTGTGTATAATGCAGGCTCACCACCATTCTTTAGAGGCTCTTATGTGGTGATTAGTGATGGCTCACCTGCCAGCCTTGCCAATGGAACGGTGGGAGAAACACAAGGCCGGATTGCGCTTGACTGTGAAGACTTCAGCTTGACGCTTACCAATACACTCACGCCTCTTGGTCACAGCAATTCCATTCTCGCAATGAGCGGCATGGATATTAGCGATGTAAGCGTTGAGCTAAGCCTGACTCTTAGCTCAGTCAACACCACAGTGGCAGACGATTATTTTAATCGCACTGTTCGACAAGTCATTGTAGGCACTGGCCCAATTGGAGATGGGAAGGGTTGCGCTCTTATGATTCCCGCTGCTCAACTCACCAATGATCCAAGCGCTTATGATGTGAGCGGGAATGACATTGTGAGACAGACCTTGACCTATCAGCAATCTCGATATGCGGGAGATTTTACCACGGCATCATATGAGAGTGGCGCCGGCAATAGCCCATTCAGATTAGGGCTAGGAGTCTAATATGGCCATCAGGTTTCTCACCAACTCTGAAGACACCATTGAGGTTGTTGTTACGTGTGACTCTGAGGTGATTGCTAGTGAAGAACAGCGAGCCAAATATTTAGAGCTTGCAGACCTTGACGCGCTTGAGTCCATTGGCAGAGGAGCCACAATATTCAAGCTCAAAGCTCTCTCTCCTAGCGAGCGTGAAGAGGCAGAGATTAGGGCCGGCGCTCTCCAACGCTC